GCCGTTACCTGCAGGAACTCATTACGGCGCAGCTGCATGGACTCAAGCCGCATCAGGCTTACCGCGCCGCTAGCCACAACCTGCGCATCGCCTTTAATTGTGGGGTCGTCATCATACTGCATGTTGTAGTGGTACAGCTTTTTCAGCATTGGGGAGAGCACGTTCGTGTCGATGTTAGCAACGACACCTTTGAGTCCCTTGTTGGCAGCATCCATGAGCATGGACAGGCCAGAGGCCGTCCTTCCCGCGCCGCCAACCTTGTCTGAGCCTGCCATGTAGCGGGGAACAAGCGAGAAATCATCTGCTAGTTGGTAGAATTTTTCCAACACTGTAAGCAAATCGTTGACGTTACTCTGGGGCTGATAGAACTCAATTGCTTTACCTGTCTGCGTGCCGAATTGCGAATCCTGTATCTGCCAAATATTCCAAGGTGTAAGGTTCGTTATATCCTGATCTGGTGGCAGACGGTCGATATTGACCGCCACCTGCGGGCCTGACGCTATACCCATGTTGTTGACCAGAGAACGAAGTGCTGCGTTAACGACTCCTTGCACGTCGCCCAGAATACCGGGAATCCCAAAACCCCAGAACTCACCGGGAATTTCCTCATAACTGGTTTTGTAGTAGGGGCGTAACCCCAGTAAATCGTAGTTGATCTGGGCCTTGATAACCCACGGGCCGCACATCCAGACGCACGATTCATACATAGCCTCTGGATCGTTCACGGTATCGTCGTCGATACCCCAATCCATCAGATCACTACCGAGTATAGGACCGTGGTACTCAAGCACATCGTACTCAAATACGTTCTTCTGCAAATGGGCGGGTATGGTGTCGTACGATTCTGACTCGTTCAGGAACCCAAGCCAGTCGTTTAAGCCATCGCCCTCCCGCAGTACGGCGCGGATAGCCTCCTCGTCGTAGCCGGGGACACCAATCAGGTCGTACAGCTGCGTGTGCGAGAACGTGTGGTGCTCGATGAAGTAGCCTTCTTGCGGGTCGATGGCTCCCGGCGCTGGGTACGCACGGAAAGGGTCAACCCTTTCAAACTCAGGTACGATCGCCTCGACCACCACAGCTTCAGGCTGGGTGGGGTCTACGTCAGATTGCCACGCCAATCTACTCCGCTTGCGCAAAATCGGCCCCTTCATAACGGCTGATGGGTAGGTGGCCAAATCAGCGAGGAATGCGGCAAACTCCTTCTCCCAGCACGCTTCCTTCAGCTGGTCGTCGATTTTCTTCTCCATGCGCTTGGCGGTATCGCGTGCTGACTCCATCAGCGCTTCCTCAAACCGACTCATTTCTGCGGAGATACGAGCGCGTACAGCCACTGGGTCAGGCATATCACCTGACTGAGCAAACGCTTGCGCTACTTGTGCAGATACAGCATCTCGAACTTGCTGCTCAGCGTCCGGCGGAAATGTCGGTTTGGGTGTGGGGTTTACAGTCCAAGGTTTGTCTTTCTGCCCGAGAAATACATCCCTGAGCCACGCCTCCACGATGCGAATTTTGTTTGCTGAGATGCGGGCGTACTCATCTGAGCCGCCAAACTCTGCTATCTGCGCCTTTTTCTCAGGGTCGTATACCCCTAACCGCGCTCTCTGGGCCTGCTGCAACCTTGGCAACACCGCTTGTTTTGCATCCCGAGCGTCCTGCCATGCGTCCAGAACATGCCTGCTGATGCCGGTATACAGCGTGTTGACGTTATTCTCTAGCGCATCAGCCTGCGCCTCTTGCGCTTCTTTCTCTCGCCGCACAAGCTCGTCGTTTGATACTACGCGTACCAACCCAAGCGCATTAGCCATTACACCACACTCCCACTGTAACGGGTGCTGCAGCTCCTAGAATCAGTCGCATTGACTGAGTTCGATGAGCTGACCCCTGCCGACACGTTAATAGCACTCATGGCCGATGCAGCGAGCTGGGAGTTAACCCGCGCAGCTGTTTCAGTGGCGCTAAGCCCCAAACTGGTTACGTGTTTAAGTTGTTCGATAGCTTGATCTGCTTGCTTGAGCAGAGCGGAGACTCGCGCCTTCTCCTCCTCAACGGCAAGCTCGGTGTTTCTGGACTCGCCCTGCACCCGGTACTGCTCTGCGTTCAGCAAGGCTGTGTACTTCTGCAGATTTGCCCGGTACACCTCTACAAACGCCTGCAAATTTGCGGTGTCGGCCTGAACACCTGCCGCCCACGCCTCTACCTCATTACTGTAGATATTCGATCGGGCCGTAGCTATGCCTGTCTGGGCATTGACCTTACTCACCTCAGCGTTGATTTCAGCTTGGTATGCGTCAATCCGCTTCGCATAACCGTCGACCTGCGCCGAGTAAATACGGGCCTTGACCTCCTCAGCACCAATTTGAGAATCATAAATCTGGAATTTGGTGCGTTCGCCCTCAATCTGTGCAGTATAGGCTTGAATCTGCCCACGGAACAGGTCGACTTTAGCGACCTCACCCCTGATTTGCGCCTCAACTGCATCGACCGTAGCCTTGAAGACTTCGACCTCTGCAAGCACGCCGCGCAGCTGGGTGTTGTAGATTTCTACATCCTGCTGGTTAATCTGACCAATCAGACGCTGAGCTTCAAGCTGGCCTTTGAATACCTCGACCTTGGCCAGCTCAGCCTCCAAACCGACTTTGTAGGCTTCGATGTCGGCTTTGTAAATGTCAAACCGTAACCGGATCAGCTCAACCTGAGAATCATATATGTCCTTAACCACGTTCCAGTGGAAATCCGTGTAGGATTTGGAAAGCTCGTAAATCTGAGCGTAGACGCTGGCAAGCTGACCTTCTAACTGGATGCCGCGCTCAACACCCCACCGCAGGCTTTCAAGCTGCTGCTGGTGGAACTGAATATGCAGGTTGCGCTGGGCCGCTCCCCGCTGGCGGCGGTTTTCCTCGCGGGCCTCCTGCACTCTGGCCAACATGGTGCTGCCCGGAAGGTCGAAGCCCCGGCCAGCCCACTCATTCTCGGCCTGCGCTACAGCCTGAGCAGAGTTGCGATCGACATCCGAAATCGCCTGATTGAACAGCTGACGCTCCACGTCACATGGCAGTGACTGCCCGCCTGCCAGAAGCAGGTTCTGCAGCAGAGTACGGAAAGCTGGAGCACCCTGCTCGTTTGCTTTGACGTAGAAATCCTCGTAGTCGCGTGCAAAAAACTCGCGCAGCTCACCAATATAGGCGTCACTCAGGGGGGATGGGTCTATGAAATCAGGCCGCTCCACATCCAAATCATCCAGATTGATGTCCGGCGCGTCCGGTAAATCCAGCTCCCGCAGGGTAGGCACCTCTGGCAAGACCAGCGTAGGCGCGTCCGGTACTGCGGGGATGTCGATCGCTGGCTCAGTCGGTGCGCTCGGTAGATTTACGATGGGTGGCGGTGGTATCTGGATGACAGGCGAGGTGGGCGCTGAGCCGAAATCAGCCTTTATCGTGTCTAGATCACCAGTATCAATGTCGCCAATGTCTGGTGCTACCGGCAGCGCCCCCGTAAACGCATTGTCTGGACTCTCAAAATCTTCGGGGTCTGCTGGCCGCTCAAAAGGCGTATAGGTAGCGCCCGCAGCAAAGTTGCTGTCCTCAAACTGTAGCGGCTCAATCGTGTAGTTAGACAGCTGCTGAGTGAACTCATTGGCTGCTCGGATGTAGTCATTGGCGATGTTTGTGAAATACTCAAACTGGCCGGGAACGACCTCCCATGCGGCAGTGAACGCGCCGATTCTACTAGGGCATTTGTCTGCCATTACACCCTCCTACCCAAGAAGATTGGGTACATTTCCAGTTGGTCAATCTCAAAATCACCGCCATCCACATTCACCAGCTCAAACTGCCAGTATCTAGACTTCAGCCCTTGCCCTACATGCGCGATATTTGCTCGTGGTGCCTCGGCAGAAGTAACCTCGCGGGCCTCGTACCAGTCCTCCGATAACAGCCCTTGGCTTACAGACCTTACGCGTAAAACCAGTTGATTGGTAGCAGTATACCCCAGATAAGCAGAACGCACTCGTTTCTGGCGGCTTGAGCCAAAATCTAGCATCAGACTTGACAGCTTAGCTTGGATAGGTGTCCCGGCATCGTCATCGCCGTCCAGCTCAAACAGCCCATCGTCGGAAGCGCCGTAGAACCTGCCTTTGAACGAGACCATAGAATTATAGTTATAGTTATCGTATTCAGATATGGGGCGCATCCC